GTGGCAAGAAGATGCGCCTCGCCGCGTGGGTGAAGGAAGGAAAGAGCGGCAAGTTCTTTTCGGGCAAGATGTCCGAGCCACTGGAGAGACGCCAACACGATGATGATTCACATGGCACAGGCGATTTGCCTTTTTAATTACATCGAATTCGATGTTTTTAAAAAAGATTAGCTATGCAAAGAATAAAAACCTTAATTCACGATGTCATGTCTGATATTGGATATTACAGTGTTCTTTGCTTGTCGTTTATTCTGATACTAATCCTTGTGATTAGTTTTCTGTTTTCATTGTTGTCTTCATTCTTGTCTTGATTAAAAGATAATGATTGAGTATCTACCGAAACAAAACGAAGCACTGCGCGTATTGGGTAATTCACACCCAGCACGTGTGGTGCTTTTCGGTGGAGCGGCAGGGGGTTCAAAATCCTTTATCGGTTGTGCATGGCAGATAAGCCGCAGGTTCAAGTATCCCGGCACGCGAGGGCTGATAGGCCGCAGCAAACTTGACACGCTAAAGAAGACCACGCTTAAGACTTTCTTTGAGGTAGCGCACATGCTAGGTCTTGCGCCTAATGAACACTACACGATCAATAATCAAACGCACGTCATCACGTTTGCAAATGGCAGTGAAATAATCTTAAAGGATTTGTTTGCGTATCCGTCCGACCCTGAATTCCATTCGCTAGGAGGTCTTGAATTAACCGATGCTTATGTAGATGAAGCCGCACAAGTATCAAAGAGGGCTATTGATATACTCCAGTCCCGCATTCGTTTTAAGCTACGCGAATTTGATTTGCCGCCGAAGATGCTACTCACATGCAATCCGTCCAAAGGATGGCTTTACAATGAGTTCTACGCACCACACAAGATGGACAACCTGCCCGCACATCTAGCATTCATTCCATCGCTGCCGACCGATAACCCACACCTGCCCGAAAGTTATATCGAAACGCTGGAACGTTTGCCTGAGATTGACAGGCGAAGGCTGCTGCATGGTGACTGGGAATACGATGAGAGCGTTGACAACCTATATCAGTACGATGACCTTGTGCGCTGCTTCCGTGATGAAGAAAGCAAAGGTGAAAAGTATATAAGTGCCGACATCGCACGACTTGGAAAAGACCGCAGCGTGATATGCGTGTGGCATGGATTGCACCTTATTGAGATACACGAACTACGCAAACAACCAATCACAGCTGTTGTTGCCACCATTCGGCAACTATGCGACAGGCACAGCATTAAACTTAGTAATGTGATATGCGATGAGGATGGTGTCGGCGGGGGTGCGGTTGACCATCTCCGTTGCCGGGGCTTTCTTAACGGCGGGCGTGCAAAGCAACCAGACCGATACACCAATCAAAAAGCGGAATGCTATTTCAAGCTTGCAGAATTGATTGAGCAAAACAAAGTCATATTCAAAGTGAATCAGTTCCGTGATGTCATCATCCAAGAACTGGATATGATACGCCGTAGGCAACCCGAAGCCGATGGCAAACTTGCAGTGATCAGTAAAGACGAGATAGCGCGCATGCATGGCAAGAGTCCTGACTATGCAGACGCAATTATGATGCGTGTGTACTTCGAACTGTTCCCGAACTACGGCAGCTATTCGTGGGCGTGAGGTGGTTACAATCTGTAACCGATTGAAATTTTAACAATTTTTAACAGTTTTGTTTTGGTAGTGCAAGATATTGCACTGTATATTTGTGGAACAATAACGCTAAAACACAAAGCAATGAACACAAAATTCCAAACCCTACTCAGTACTTACGAAGCATTAGAAGCAAAGCAAGACAACGGCACTATCACAATGACAGAAGAGGCAGTTCTTTGCAGTCTTTCAGAAATGTTAGATGAAATGCTATTTAATAAATAACCAATAAACAAACGGAACAACATGAAAGCAAGCAAAGTCATCAAGTATCTAGTGTACACAGCCATCGTTTTAGCAATTCTTAACTATTGTCAAGAGTTGAATGATTGCTTAATGCGCTATTAAATCGTATCTTTAAATCCTAAAATCAATAACATGAACAACAGTATTCACAAAGACAATTTGGAAGCATTGCAGAAGTTCCAGCAGATGCTTAACGCCACGCCCGATGTAGCCGGGATTGAAAAGACACCTGACCTTAAAGCGCAGACGCTAGTCATCTCACACGTTGAGACTACGCTAGATGAAATGTTCTTTGGCCATTGGAGAACTGAGAACTTCAAATGGGAGCGCATGGCAAATGAAGTAGTAGGCAGCATCGACCTTATTGCTATCCATCCAATAAGCGGCTATGAGATACGCCGCACGGGGGCAGCGTCCATCATCATCATGGTTGACCGTGCACCGCAGAACCTTGACAACGTAGAGCGCAACCGATGGGCGTTGAATGCAGACAACAAAAAGCCAAACGCATTAGACCTTGCCTTCCCTAAACTCAAAACGGAATGCCTTAAGAATGCAGCACAGTCCTTTGGTAAGTTGTTTGGCCGTGACCTTAATCGCAAGAATGCAGACGTATACAAGGCATTCAATCTTAAAGGCAAGTTACCACAGGGCGGTGATAAAGATGTGGCCTATGTGCTAGACCTAATCAACAATGCCGAAACGCTAATGGACTGCACACGCATTCAGAAGGCATGCAGTAGTGAAGTGTTGGCACAGGTATACAATGAACTAAACAACCGCCGCAACTTTCTTATTGATCGCGGGGATGAAATGCGTCAATTCACCGAAGGCGTGTAAATGTTAAAAGATGTTGCAGTTGTTCGGGATTCCCGAACTTCTGCTACATTAGCACTCAAATCAATAACACAAAAGCAAATGGAACAAGTATTATTTAGAGCGTCACAGCTAGGTAAGTTGATGACCGATGCACGAACCAAAACAGGTTTGAGCGAAACAACAAAGAGCGCACTGCTGGAGGTCTATGTGCAGCAGAAGTACAAGCGTTACAAAGAGATAAGCAATAAGTACATCGAGAAAGGTTTGGCCGTTGAGAATGATGCCATCGACATGTGGCGTCGTGAGCGCAAACAAATTGTATTCAAGAATGAGCAGATGTTTACGAATGAGTTTGTAAAGGGTACACCCGACCTGCTTATCAAAGATGATGAAACGGATTTAGTTGTGAATGTGCCGGATATTAAAAGTTCATGGGACATCTACACATTCCACGATGCAAAAGCTAACGACCTTAGCAAGGATTACTTTTGGCAAGGTCAAGCATACATGTGGCTAACAGGTGCGCCGCGTGCTACGTTCTGCTTTGTCCTAGTCAATGCACCACTGCAAATGATTAATGATGAGAAATACAAGCTTGCACGCCGCATGAATCTTATCGATGCACAGTCAGACCCTACCTTCTTAAAGAAAGCGCAAGGCATTGAGCGTGCAATGATTTATGACATGAAGCAATTCCTAAACGATTACCCGGATGCAAACCTTGAAACCGACCTTAGCGACTGGGTGTATGATATCCCAGTGCAGGAGCGCATACATGAAAAGGTTGTGGAGTTTGATGCCGATGCAATCGCAAAGCTTCAGGAGCGTGTACCTATGTGGCGTGAACACTTAAATACTTTAGCACTATGAGCCTGCAAGATGTAATCGAAAACCTTTCAAAAAATCATATGCAGGTTAAAATAATGACTGGATATATGGACACAATTAACGGCTATGGTTGGCACACTAAATATTTTGTAAACGTTTTCAAAACCGTTGAGTATTGTGAGATTTGTAAAAACAAAACAAATACTGATTATAGTGAAGATGCACACAGAGGTAATCACAGATGGAGGTTTAAAACAATACAGGTATACTCCGATACTCATTATGATATTGATTCGATTGTTACACAATTAAATACTTTAATCGTATGACCACAGATCAACTTAAAGACCAGGTGCGCAATTCAATGCAGCACTATTACAACAAAGAACAGGTTATCGAATTAATTAATAAGCTAAACAATGAAAGCAAAAGACAAAGCATGGCAACTGTACTCGAACTATTTTGACATCATAGAGAATGGCAAGCAGGAAGGCCACTTAGTTGAGGTGCATATCAAAGCTATCAACGCTGCGCTGCATTGCGTAGATGAAGCACTGGTTAACGCACCTAGTGAAATCATGCAAGACTTCGAAGGCACAGGTGAGTTCTACTCAGTCAAGGCATACTACCACCACGTTAAAAATGAAATACTAAAATTGAATAATCCAAAAACAAAAACAAATGACCAATAGAACAGCAGTCGAAATTTTAATTGATGAACTACGCAACCACATTGCGGAAGGTACACTGGATGCATTAGCAATTACTAGATTAAGAAGGCAAGCCAAAGACTTAGAAAAATGTCAGATTATAGGCGCCTATCAAAGCGATAGAACCCCGTGCTCTTATGAGGATGGAGAACAATACTATAACGAAACATACAAGTAACCAATGACAGCAACACTAACGTTTGATTTACGCGAAGACCAGCACGCATTTGATTGCGCTATCAATGGCACAAAATACTTTGACATGATTGATGAATTCAGGCAGCATCTGCGCAGCCTTGAAAAGTATCAAGACCTAACCGAAGACCAGTACGAGTTAGTAGGTAAGATGCGTGAATGGTTAGCGGGTGAATTAGTTGAAGCCGGTATATCCGATAAGTTTTGAATCGGTTCCTAATTCTTAGCAGTGGGCGCATCATTGCTGCACCTTGCGAAAGCCTTGCTTCCAAAGAAACCTACCCAGTGCTTCGCCCTCCGCATCCACCTTCTCCTCACTCCACTCAGGTTGAATGTGGTGAAGATATTCGTGAATGAGAACAATCATATAGCGCATAGGTGCTAGCGTAGGGTCAATCTCTATCACGTTGTTTAAATACTGCCCATGCGCACGCTCACGTCCAAGTTTACGAT